ATGTGGCAATTGCTTCGACACAGTATAGCGGGTGGATTGTCCACGTTGATAAAGACCTAAACCAACTACCTGGGTGGCATTACAATCCCACTAAAGGAGAAGAATACTACGTGACAGAAGAAGAAGGGCTACGGGCTTTCTACACTCAACTACTAACAGGAGATAGAATTGATAACATTGTGGGACTTTATGGGGTCGGCCCTGTCAAAGCTGCTAAGCTTCTTAAAGACTGCAAAGAAGAGCAAAGTCTCTTCAAAGCCGTGGTAGCTGCTTACAAGGCTGCTAATGAACCGATAGAACGTGTCTTGGAGAACGGACAGCTCTTGTGGCTTAGCCGCTACCATGGGCAGCGCTGGGAGTTTCCCTGTGAAGCGTAGCTCCTTCAATGACGGTGAATGGACAGCAGCTCGATTCAGAAGTTTTGTCACTGGTGCGCTACGAACGGCTACACGCCGCTGGCCTCCTAAGTACAAGGCTCTGAAGGAAGCTCTTACAGGCCGGCAGGTTAACAGCAAGACAGGCAAGCTGGCAATGCACTACCGCTGTGCTGGCTGCTCTTCTGAGTTTGTCAGTGGTGATGTACAGGTGGATCATAAGAAACCAGCTGTAGACCCTGCTAAGGGGTTTGTAAGCTGGGATGTTTATGTTGATAGGCTCTATTGTGAATCAAGCAACTTACAAGTTCTTTGTAAGCCTTGTCATGCAGAGAAGACAGCCGAAGAGAAGAAACTAAGGAAGAAGAAATGAAGGTATCTACAGTATGGGCAACACCTGAAGGCGAAAAGCTAGTAGCTTATATGGCGCGTGTTTCTAATCCTACTAATCAGGGCAATGAGAAAACCGCACCTAAGCTCATAAAGTACTTGCTTCAGCATAAGCATTTTAGTCCTTTTGAGATGGTTAACATTTGCATGGAGATTGAGACCACCCGTGACATTGCCCGACAGATTCTCCGCCATCGAAGCTTTAGCTTTCAGGAATTCTCACAGAGATATGCGGAAGTTCCTCAAGACGGCTTTGAATACAGTGAGGCTCGATTGCAAGATAGTAAGAACCGACAGAACAGCCTTGAAAGCAATGATGTAGGGCTTAAAGACTGGTGGACTACCTCACAGCACAAAGTTGTCCTCTACACCGAAGGGCTGTATCAACAAGCCTTGGACAAAGGAATTGCTAAAGAAGTTGCTCGAAAGCTGTTGCCTGAAGGACTGACTAAGAGCCGGATGTATATGAATGGTACGCTCCGCAGTTGGCTACATTATGTAAGCATCCGCTGCGACCAAGCAACTCAGAAGGAGCACCGAGAGGTTGCTCTATTGTGTAAACAGGAGATCGCTAAGGCGTTCCCTAGCATGTTGGAGGTGTTAAATGCGTCTTGAATCAATTGAAGACATCTTGGATAGCTTTGACTTCCAGAGGGTGCAGAAGGCTATGGAAGCACTCGATTGGTATTGGGTAGAAACTGAGGAAGGCCTACCATCAATTGCTGAGCTTCGTAGACAGGCAAGAGGCTTGCTTGAAGACGTTTATCGTTACCAAGACAGTCCCAGTATCACTATTGGATGTGGTGGCTTTGAAGCAACCCGCAGCATGGAAGTTGGTAGTTTAACCAAGTATTTGTCTCTTAAATTTGTTGTAGAAGAAGGAAACAATCATGAATGAATCTAAAGAAAGCTATCTGTTCCAATACACAGGTGGCGATAGAGATATAACTGTCTCCTTTACACCGGGAGACACATGGCATGAGGTATTGGAGCAGTTTGTTAGCTTCTTGGGTAACATATATGGGTACGACGTACGTGATAAAATAGCTATGAAGAAGAATCCATTTGCCCTATATGAAAACAGCTGGAGTGGGCCTGTGTTTGACAAAGAGGACATCCTGTGACCTATTCATCCCGTGTGTTTTTAAACAAGAAAGCAGGGATGGCTGCTATGCAGCTAACTTTTGAAGCATCGCCAAATTATGTTGATAGCTTCTTTGTATTGAGTGATTGTGGTAAGCAAGTAACTATTGATCTTAGTAGCCATAGCGCTAAGGTGTTTGGTGAACGACAAGCAAAGCTAAATACAATTATCCAAGAGTTGCTACAGCTAGAAAACCAAATGACTGAATATCGAGCCTCTCCTGAATTCAAGAAAGCCTTTAAATGAGAATCTTAGTAATTCCAGACTGTCAGGTTAAAGCAGGGATTCCCTTAGACCATCTGACATGGGCAGGAGAGGCAATCTGCGATTACCGGCCTGATGTTGTTGTGAACATTGGAGACTTTGCAGATATGCCTTCTCTCTCCACCCACGACACCAAGGGAAGTAAGTACTTTGAGGGGCTTCGATACAACATTGATGTGGAGATAGTTAAAACTGCTATGGAGATGTTGCTCAAGCCTTTGAAAGACTTGCAAGAGAAGCAGAAGGAAGCAAAGCACAAGGTTTATAAGCCTCGTATGGTGCTAACTTTGGGCAACCACTGCAACCGCATCAACCGAGCAATTAACAACAATCCCATGCTTGATGGGCTTATATCAGTAAAGGACTTGGGTTATGAAAACGATTGGGAAGTACATGAATTTCTTCATCCTGTCTTTATCAACGGGGTTGGGTTTAATCACTATTGGCCTGTTGGCGCTATGGGCCGTCCTGCCGCTTCTCCCGCAGCTATTATCTCTAAGCTGCATATGTCTTGCATTGCTGGACACCAACAAGGCAAAGCAGTAGCCTACGGAAAGAGAGCAGACGGACAAAGCATCTGTGCTATCATTGCAGGGAGCTTCTATCAGCATGATGAAGACTACATGGATCAGCTTAGTAACAAGCATTGGCGTGGCCTTGTTGTCTTAAATGAAGTTAATGACGGCCACTTTGATGAAATGTTTTTAAGTTTAGAATATTTGAAAGGTAAATATGGACAAAGGGTGTAGCACTTGCTTCTACGAGAAAAGCACTGCATGGGGACACCCATGTGTACCTTGTTTAAATACAAGAGGATATGCTAATTGGGTGGCAGCAGACTTCTTAAAGAACGTACCAGACGACACAGCCAGTGTTGAAGGAGAAGGGGTTATGAGCCAAATGGCTGAGCAGCTTCTACAAAGCAAGCCCTCTCAGGGCGTTAAGTATGACCAAGATAAGCTACAATGGTCTCTGCTGCCCTTCCGAGCTTTGCAAGAGGTTGTGAGTGTGTTGGGCTTTGGTGCTAAGAAGTATGCGGCTGATAACTGGCAGCATGTTCCAGAAGCGCGTACTAGGTATGTTGATGCAGCCTTTCGACACCTAACTGACTGGCACTTGAAGGAACGCTTAGACGGAGAGACAGGGAAGAGCCACTTAGCTCATGCTATTTGCTGTTTGTTGTTTCTCCTTTGGTTTGAACAAGAAGACCGAGGAAATGAAAATGATCTACACTAGGGTGATTCCTAGTAGCTATGCCTCAGGGGGTTTTCGACAACAAACCGTTGACGACTTCCTGAGTGCTGTTGCTTTTGTTCAACAGTTTAAGAAGTTTGACCAGTTATATGTTTATGAACAAGAAAGAACTAATGATAATGAATAGCCTTCCAAGCCTCCGCGCCCAAGTAATTACACGTCGTACCTATAATAGAGCTTTGCCTGAAGGTGGCTTTGAAAGCTGGGAGCAAACCGTTGAACGTGTTATTGGCCATCAATCATGGCTGTGGAACCGTGCTGATGTAAACGCCACTGGCGTTGGTGCAGACGCAGAGCTAAAAGAGCTTCGCCAGCTAATGCTTGATCGAAAGGTGCTTACTAGTGGCCGTACCCTCTGGTTGGGTGGCACTGAGGTTGCTAAGAAGCGTGAAGCATCACAATTTAATTGCTCATTCACAAACATTGAAACAGTTATGGACTGCGTTGATGCTCTTTGGTTGTTGCTTCAAGGCTGTGGGGTGGGCTTTCGTCCTATTGTCGGTCAGTTGACAGGCTATCAGAAGCCCATCCCAACACTGACAATTAAACGAAGCACCCGCACTGAGAAGGGTGGCGTTGCCCATAACGTGGAGACATTTGATGCAGCAACCGGAGTGTGGACAATCAAGGTTGGAGATAGTGCAGAAGCTTGGGCTAAAAGCATCGGTAAGCTGGTCGCTCATAAGTTTCCCGCCAGTGAACTTGTACTTGATTTCTCCGAGATTCGTCCGGCAGGAGAACGTCTTGCAGGATACGGATGGATTAGCTCAGGAGACGCTTCCTTGTGCAAAGCCTACACCGCCATCCACAAGCTGTTGAATCGTCGTGCAGGCTCTTTGCTCACACGTATGAACATTCTTGATCTGGTGAACTGGATGGGCACTGTGCTTTCAAGCCGTCGGTCTGCTGAAATTGCTTTGTTTACGTTTGGTGAAGATGAATGGGAACAGTTTGCAGTTGCTAAGAAAGACTTCTGGATTGCTAACGAGCAACGAGCACAATCTAACAACTCACTTGTGTTTAACACAAAGCCTTTGCGCTCAGAGATGGAGAAGATCTTTGCTTTGATGGTTGCTAGTGGTGGAAGCGAGCCAGGCTTCATCAATGGCCAAGCTGCTACAAAACGTGCTCCTTGGTTTAAGGGAAGTAATCCTTGCGTAGAAATCTTGCTTGGTAATAAGAGCTTTTGTAATCTAACTGAGGTGGACTTGAATAAGTTTCATGGGGATAGTGCTGGGTTGCGTCGTGCTGTTGAGATTGCTGCACGAGCTAACTACCGCCAAACCTGTGTTAACTTGCGTGACGGTATCTTGCAAGAAGCCTGGCACATGAACAATGAGTTTCTGCGCTTGTGTGGTGTTGGTTTGACTGGTATTGCCACTCGACCAGACTTGCAGGCGTATGACTACGCAGAGCTTCAGAGGACAGCAACGTCAGCGGCTTATTCGATGGCAGATGAACTAG